CAAGGACGCCAACGGTGACGAGTTCTACGTGATCGTCAAGGCCGTGGAGCACACGGTCTGACCGAAGCGCCGGGGCGCGAGGAGCGCCCCGGCCTTCCCCTACTAGCCGCAGTGGAGTAGACTGCCTGTAGTGCCTCGGGAGTGAGCCGGGGCCAACCGAAGGGACCAATCATGGAGAGGGCCACCACTACCACCGTCGCTCAGGCGATCAGCTTTGCTGTGGATGAGATCCAGGAGTACGGTACCGCTGACGGGCAGATGGGCCTGCTGCTGGACCGGGATGCGGATGAGGCTCCGGAGACTGCGCTGCGCGTGACCGAGGTCAGCGCGGAACTGGAGAACGCTGCGAACGGGTTGATGAGCCAGTTCACCGTCACGACTTCCGACGGCCAGGTCTGGTCCGTCCGGATCACGCCCAAGGCGGTCTGAGATGGGCGACGCGCTGATCGGTGACCTGAGCATCACGATGGAGGACGGGACGGTGCTCCGCGACCGGACCGACGTAGCGCTGGCCGGGAAGTGGGCCGAGCATGTCATCGGGACCGAGGCCTGGAAGGCGCTCACGTTCCGCGAGCGGACTGCGCACACCGCTGAAGCACTGCGCGAGCTTCGCCGCGCGGCTGAGGCCTGAGTCCGGAGGGGACTGCTCGGAAGATCAAGCCGAGCAGTCCCCAGGTAGCTCAGACCGGCTCGACCGAGCAATGACCTACCTACTTAAATCGTAGGAATTGGAAGGGACCAGGCAAATGGCGACCACCACTGCCAACAAGCACGGACTCCGCAAGGCTGCGGAGGAGCGTCGGAACCGGCACTCGCAGAAGACTCCGCTGCCGCCCCGTGCGGGCGTGATCGAGGGAGCGCGCGAGGCCATCGAGGAGGCACAGGCCGTTCTCGTGGACGCTGCCCAGTCGGATGAGCGAAGCCACAGCAAGGCCCAGGCGTTCGCCGAGAAGGCGCTAGCGGCCAAATGGGACGTGTCTCTGGACACCTCGGAGCACGGGGTGGAACTGACCGCGACGCGCGGAGCCGAGACCATAGTCATTGCGTGGAGCAACGGCGTGTTCCAGTACCCCGCCAGCTTCTACGGGCACGGCGACCGGACCACCAAGCCGCGCAATGCGTCCGGCGCTTCCAAGCTCCTCGATCGCTCGCCGGACGAGGCTGCTGCGGAAGCGGGGAAGGTTGCCTCCAACAAGCACTTCCGTAAGTCGGAGCCGAAGGACATCACCGTCAAGCTGGAGGACGCCAAGCGGTTCCTGCCGTTCGATGCTGAGCTGGACGCTGATGAACTGATCCTCGGCACGCTGACCGGCCAGGCGATCCGCTGGTACAACCGGCTCAGCCGCAACACCGAATCGGCCATCGTGGGCCGGAAGGGCGGACGGATGAGCCTCACGCCGTCCGGCGAGCGCGTGGTGACGTTCTGCTGCCCCGCGACCGGTTACCGGTCCTGCCTCGTGACCGCCATCCTCAAGGTGGGTCGCGGACGTCGCGCGACCACCAAGGGCCAGGACGTCGAGACGGTGGAGGTGGACGACTGATGTCCATCTCTGTGCAGGAGTCAGATGTCATCTGGATGGCCGGAGTAATCGATTCGTTGGCCAGATTCAACATTAACAATTCTAGGCATCAATCGCGGATAAAAATGCGATTTACCGTCACCGATCGTCCTGAATTGGAAAAGGAGCTTGGAAGGATTCTTCAGGGATCCAGCTATGGCGGCCCCATTCGTGATCGATATCGGAAAGGTTGTGTGGATCATTGCCCCACACAGCACATCCACATAAGACAGCGGTTTTCTCGGATGTTTGAGATTGGTGGTCTTCCGGTATACATCACCCTTTGGAACTGCTATCCCTTCATCCGCCTCGTCAAGCCTGAAGTGGAAAGCGTAATGGATCACTTCCGACAACACTATAGCTATCACGGACCAGCTTCAGGACCGCAAAGGAAGGCTTGGAATCGATTCAAGGAGATGGGTTGGGAATTTCCCGATGATCTTGATGCTCCTTGGGTTTTTGAGGAGATAGCATGAGCTTCCAGTCAGAGGTCGGCAAGATCACATACGAGCGCATCGCCACTATCGCGGAGGCTCTGCCGGAGGAGAAGCGCGAGGAGTTCGCAGCGCTGCTGGATGACTTGCAGCGCACCTCGATGCATCCCGACTCGTTGCGGCGGATGGCGATCCGGCGCTGGCTGCGTGACATCCGTTGGCCGGTGAAATGATGGAGCGCTTCGGGCAGCGTCCGTTTGACCGGACGGCGCAGCGTTGGCTGAACAACTGGGGATGGGACTTCTACCGCTGGATCACCAACTACCGGCGAGCGCACGAGCGGTGCCCCAAGTTCAAGGACTATCACGAGTACCAGGGCAAGATCCGGCAAGCGATGTGGGGCGACAAGTGAGACATGACGAGGACTGCCCCAGGTCCGGGAAGTGGTACAAGAGCCGGGAGTGCCAGCTGTTCTCGACGGACGGCACGGCGCTGGGCGCAATGATAGCGCATCAGATGGGTACCATGGATGAGGAGGAGATCAAGGAGCGAGTGGCAGAGGAGAATAGCAACGCCGGAAAGCAGGCGCTGACGGGAATGGAGGAGGAGCAAGCCGACTGGGAGGAGGATGAATGGTAGTCATCATCCTTCACGCACTTGGATGCGACGTCCTGGTTGGACCGTTCCCAACTACCACAAAGGCGATTACGTACGCAGTGAATAGGTATGGATTTGCCTATCAGGGCTATCGGGTATGGCAGATAAGGGATCTGCGATCGCCATAAAATCTTGCATAAAGTTGGCGAATGCGCTTTGCGTTCGCCAACTTTTGGCGTAGAATGGTTTGTAGCGGAGGGGTGAGAGCCTCCACCAACCGAAGGGACCAAATCATGACCGCCAAGCTTTCGCCCGCAGCCCGCAAGGCCCGTACCGCGCGCCGGACCTCCGGTATCGCATTCGGCACCGGCGTTGCCGTTTCGCTCGCCGCCAACGTGTACGCCTCTGACCATTCCCCGATCGGCATTGCGGTCGGACTTTGGGTCCCGATCGCCTTCCTGGTCTCGATGGCGCTGCTGGAGAACGTCCCGGTCAAGGGCAAGTGGGGCTGGGTTCGCTTCGCAGCCATCCTGTTCCTGGCCCTCGTCGCCGGTTGGACCTCCTACTGGCACCTGGTAGAGGTGGCCGTTGACGGCGGAGCGGACGCGGTCACCGCCCACCTCCTGCCGCTGACGGTGGACGTGATGATGGCGCTCGCCGGACCGGGCATGAAGGCCAAGGCCGCTGCTCCGGCGCGCCGGACGCGGACTGCCAAGAAGGCAACGGCAACGAACGTCCGGCCGATCCGCAAGGCGGCCTGAAAGCGAGAGGCACCCCGGGCTACCGTCCCGGGGTGCTTTGGCGTATAGTCAACCTTACCAACGACGAAGGGACCAAGAATGAACGCCCAGAAGATCACCGCCGCCAGGGCCAACGCTTCCGCGCTCGCTCGGCGCGCGAGCCAACTGCGCTCCCAGCTACCGTATGCGACCGGTGCGGCCCGGACCCAGGTCCTGGCGCAGCTGCGGCGTGTCGAGTCCGCTCGCGCCGTTGCGGCCGCGCGATGATCCTCAAAGAGCGCGCGACCGGACGCCGGTATCAGCTGGTGAAGCGGTTCGCTAAGATCAGCCAGTCAGCACGGTTCACGGAGGCCGGTACCGGGCGACGCTACAACCTGGTGAAGGTCTACCTCTGATGATCTTTCTTGGCGTTTTTTGCCTCGCAGCGTCCCTTTGCTCCAGCTTGATTCTCGGCGATTGGAAGTCCAGGTGACACCCGTTCGGGTTGAGCGGTCCGGCAACCGGATCCTGCTCCACAGCGAAACGCCTACGCCAGGTCTGAAGGCCAGCGTGCCCGGCGCGTACTTCCGCAAGGATGGCGTCTGGTCTATGGGGCTTGATCTCGCCACCTGCCACTTGCTCCGCGAGCGGTTCGGCAACCGACTGGTGATCGGTCCGGAGCTGACCGCCTGGGCCAAGGCAGAGAAGGCGACGCGAGCGCGAATGGATGACCTCGCTGCCGCTGCCGATGCGGATCTCTTCCTCCTCCCGGAGGTAGCTCCGGCGCTATTCGCAGCCATGAATGACCGAACCTACCAGCGGTCTGGCGTCCGCTTCATCGTCGACACGCACGGACGGGATGACCGGCGACGCGCTCTTAACGCGGACACGGTTGGTCTCGGCAAGACCGCGCAGGGGATCGGCGCGATGCTAGAGAGCGGCCAGGCCGGACCATACCTGGTGATATGCCCCAAAGGTGCCGTTCAATCCACCTGGGCGCGCGAGATCCGAAAGTGGCTCGGCAAGGGCGCAGAGGTCATCACCCTTCCGGACGCCAAGAGCGCGCGGCAGTCGGTGCTCCGTCACCTAACTGACCGGTATCGCCGTAACCCAGCCTCGTTGGCCCGTACGTGGGTTGTCGTCCACCCGTACGTCATCCGGACCCAGACGTGGTTCATCTGTGGGCAGTGTGGCGATAAGACCAAGTACAAGGCCGGTATGGTCCAGGAGCTAGACACGTGCGGGCATCCGAAGGATCGGACCACCAAGCTCCGGCATGATCACAACTTCCACCATCTCTTTGAGGTGGAGTACGGCGGCATCATCGCAGACGAGTCGGACCAGTACCTGATCCGCAAGACCGGCACGCCGAACCTCCAGCGGCGCGGCGCTGAGATGCTGCGAGACCTAGTGCGTGAGGGCGGCATCAGGCTCGCGATGAGCGGTACGCCGTTCCGCTCCAAGCCGGAGCAGATCTGGTCCACGCTCAACTGGCTCGATCCGATCCGCTGGAGCGCCAAGTGGAGCTTCATCGAGAAGTTCTGGGAGGTCACGCAGGGCTACTACGGCGGGTACACGATTGGCGAGTTCCGTGAGGATCGTGAGGAGCTGTTCATTGACGAACTGCGTGACGTGATGATCCGCCGGACGCGCGATATGGTGCGCGACGATATGCCGCCCAGGGACTACCCGTCTAACGTTGCTGAGGACTCCGGACTCACCAAGGGCATCTACTTGGAGATGACGCCGGAGCAGGAGAAGGCATACCGGCAGATGGAGAAGGAGGGCGAGGCCGCAATTGAAGGTGGAACGCTCTCACCGATCGGCACGCTGGCGGAGCTGACTCGCCTCAAGCAGTTCGCTGCAGCGCCAGGCAAGCTCAACTGGAAAGGCGAGTTCGAGCCGGTTGCGGGCGGCAACAAGTATGATTGGCTGGTGGACTTCCTGCTCCAGCTTGGATTTCCTGACAAACCGGCAACTAAGCTAGTGTTCGCATCACAATTCACCAAGATACTCAACGTGTTCGCGGAAGGAATCCGGAAGGAGTTCAAGGACAAGATCCGGATTGGTCTGATCACCGGCGAAATCTCGACGAACGTGCGCGAGCAAACCATTGACGCATTTGAGGATGCTGCCTTGGACCTCAACCTGCTGTTCATCAACACCAAGGCCGGAGGCTCCTCGATCACGCTCGATGCCGCTGAGATCATGGTGGTGGATGATGAGACCTGGGTGAGCGACGAGCAGGAGCAGCTGGAGGGCCGGATCGACAACCGGCAGCCTGAGCGCCGGATCGTCCCCAGGTCCTATTACTACCTGCGATCTGTTGGTACGGTTGAGGAAGGCATCGCGCGAGCGAACGCTGCCGCTAAGGCGCGCGGCGAACGGGTACTCAACGGTGCCGCAATCGCCAGGCAGGCTAAGGAGGTCATGCGGTGATAGGGCTACTCCTCCTGCCACTCGCAGCCTACTTCGGCTGGCTGATCGGACGACGCTGGGAACGAGGCAAGATCGAGGTGGAGCAGGCCGAGCACGCGGAGGCGTATGCGAAGCGCTCCGGAGGTCTGAAGCTCACAACAATGCGAATTCGCCGCTGAAAGCCTTATCGGCAACAACGATTGACGTAGTAAGCTCAACAGGCGAGAACGACATCAACCAAGGAGCTACGAGGAACATGGCGACGGACGACTACGCGGACGACAACGACTATACGTACCAGAACGACCAGCCGCCCACCGCGCTCCAGGAGCGCTTCGCGGAGTGGCTGAAGAGTGACGCCGTCGGCTACAGCCCGGCCGCAGCCAAGACCAAGGAGGAGGCGTTCAACGAGGGCGTGCGCCTGGCGGTCGCGCTGCGGATCCCGTACCAGGCCAGCGGCCACAACCGGCGCGCCACGGACGAGGAGCGCGAGGCGCGTGCGGCGCAGCGTGAGCAGGCCGCGCAGGAGCGCGAGGCGCAGCGGCTGGCCAAGGAGGAGGCGCGCAAGGCCAAGGAGGACGCCAAGGCCGCCAAGCAGGAGGCTCCGGCGGAGGAGGCCAAGCCGGTCAAGGCGACCAAGGCGACCAAGACGACCAAGGCCGCTCCCACCGCGCCCCCGGCGACCGCTCCGGCGGCCACGCGTCCCGCACCGCGCCGCGCGCCCCGGCGTGCCGCTGCGGCTCCGGCGGCCACCGGCGAGGCCCCGTTCTGATCCGCAAGACCCCCAGCCGTCGGTTCATCCCCGTGACCGGCGGCTGGGTCATTTCTCGGCCAAGCGCCAACACCTACCTACCAAGTTCGTAGGAATTGCTGAAGGGACCACAAAATGGAGCAGCGCCGCACCAAACTTCCACCGCCAACGATGCTGCCGATGGGCGAGATCGAGTTTGAGGACGGTACCAGGATGCTGGTGCCGCAGCCGAAGATGTACCGAGATGTTTGGTTCCGGCTCGATGACGCGTATGTACTCAACACCACCATCCCGGAGCTACCAACGCATACGGCTGTAATGCAGCACGCTAGCTCCAACGCTCCCCAACGAACTGACCCGCTGTGGGCCGTTGTGTGCCTCCGGACCGGTCTGGCTCTCCTGGCCATCGTAGCGGTGGCCTTCATCCTGCTGGGCTCGTTCCTCTTCACCGTGGCGGCGATCGCATGATCATCCTCCGCACCTCCGAACGGCGCGCCTACAAACGCTGCCCTGCCAAGTGGTGGTGGGGATACCGCGAGGGGCTGAAGCCGAAGGGTGCCGAGAAGACACCGCTGTGGTTCGGCACCGGCGTCCACCTCGCGCTCGCTGAGTGGTACCTGCCCGGTACCAAGCGCGGACCGCATCCAGCAGAGACGTTCGCCAACTTTGCCGGAGACGCGCTGACCTCCGTCAAGATTGCCGACGCGACCGAGGAGCAGGTTGCTGAGTACGTGGATGGCAAGGAGCTTGGCATCAAGATGCTCAACGGCTATGTCGAGAAGTACGGGACGGATCCGCAATGGAGCTTCATCAGCGCTGAGCAAGCCTTCCGGCTCAACGTGCCGTGGCCTAAGGCAGAAGAGAACCGGCAAGGCATCTGGGTGGTCGAGGACGGCCAGGTCATGCTGGTCTACGCGGGCACGTTCGATGGTGTGTACCGCGACCTCTCCACAGGCCGGATCGAGTTGCTGGAGACCAAGACCGCCAAGGCAATCATGACCTCGCACCTGCCGCTCGACGATCAGGCGGGTAGCTACTGGGCAGTGGCCAGCCATGTGCTCGCCGAGCAGGGCCTGATAGGCAAGGGCGAGCGGATCAGCGCCATCAACTACAACTTCCTTCGCAAGGCACTCCCGGATGAGCGCCCGGTGGACGCGGAGGGCTACCACACCAACAAGCCCAAGAAGGCGGATTATGTTGCAGCGCTTGATGGATACGCAACGCAGACTTCGCAACAACTGCTGAAGCTCACGCTGGATCAGCTTGAGACGGAGGCGAGCGTGCACGGGATCACCGTTCTCGGCGAGCGTTCCAAGAGTCAGCCGCTGCCGCTGTTCGCCCGTGAACTCGTCCACCGGAGCGCCGCAGAGCGCCGGACGCAGCTCCGCCGGATCCAGGACGAGGCGCTGCACATGCAGGCGGTTCGGGAGGGCTTGCTGCCGGTCATCAAGAACCCAGATCGCAACTGTACTTGGGATTGCGACTTCTTCACCATGTGCCAGCTCCAGGAGAACGGAGGCGACTGGAAGACCCATCGCCAGGTTGCCTTCGTCCAGCTCGACCCCTACGCGGATCACCGCAAATCAACGGACGAGAACTGAGCTAGCGGCAGTCGTTCGCCGGAGTAGACTCAATCTCGCCCTTAAGGAGGGACCACAATGGAAGACCCCAGATTGCGCCAGGTCAAGGAGAAAGACCTGACGCCGCTCCCCAAGAACCGCAAGGCACGGCGCTCGATCGCCAAGCACGGCACGGGTGGACCGCTCAGCCGCGTGCCGTCCCGGACGCGCACCGGAAGCACTCCGCACTTCAAGGCCTGGATGGCTGATCTGAAGGTCAAGTCTGCGCTGCAGAAGCTCTCCGTTGCCTCGCTGGCGGAGCACCCGGACACGCCGCCGCTCGCTGCGAACGCATACGCGCTGCTGTTCGTGGACGGCATCAAGAACGTGTTCGACCTCACGCAGGCGACCGCTGACCGGCTGCTGCGCGTCTCGGGGATCGGCCCCAAGAAGCTGGAGACGGTCAAGTCGCACCTGGCCGAGAACAACGTCAAGACGCGCTGGACGGTGGCCGACTGATGCCGGTCTGGGAAGACTACCAGGTGACGGCCACCATATCGTACGAGGTCCGTTCACGCGGCAAGTTCATCTGCTCCGGCATGACGCCTGGCGAGGCGGAAGGCACCTCCAATCGGGAGGTCAAGGGCCTGACGATGGAAGAGGCGCTGATGGCTTCCATCGCGCAATCGGGCGAACGTGCACGTGCGGCCATCCGTGCCTCAGAGACGTTGCGCCGTAAGGAGATCGGATATAACGATGGCGACTGAACGTCAGGGTATGACCACCAAAGAATTCGAGGCCGGGCTGTTCGATCTGGACGGCGCAACGGAGTTCAAGAACATCTTGGTGTACGGCGGACCGGGCAGCGGCAAGACCGTTCTCACCGGAACAGCTCCCGGACGTCTGCTCATCCTCGCCGGTGAACCGGGGTACATCAGCGCTGCGCGGATGGGTGCGCGCGGTACGGTCCGGCTCATCCCTGACACAGCTACGGCAGTCGCGGCAGCGGCCTGGCTGGAGGACGGCGGAGCCTCGCGCTTTGACTGGGTCGTGGCCGACGGCATCGGCACGATGCAGAACAAGTTCCTGCTGAACTACGCAGCGGAGGCGTACGACGCCAACCCGGCCAAGCGTGCGCACCGGAACCTGCCCGACAAGCCGGACTACTTCAACGCGCAGAACATGCTGAAGTCCTGGGTGTCTCGGCTGATCGACCTCCCCTGTAACACGCTCTTCACGGCGCACGCCATGTTCCCGGAGGACAAGTCCACCGGCGAGCAGCTGGTCTACCCGTCCATTCAGGGCAAGGGGTATGAAATAGCCAGCTATATCTGCGGTCTGATGCACGCGGTCGGCTACATGTCGCCGCGCATCAAGCAGGTCAACGGCGAGGCCACCGAGGTTCGGCGGATCATCTGGCAGATGACTCGCAACCCGGACAACGAGACCACATACTTCGCCAAAGACCAGTTCAACGCGCTGGGACGGTTCACTGATGATCTCACCATGGCGCAGATCTGCGAGATCATCGACTCCGGGCACCAGAACCAAGCTCCTGCGGTCGCTGCGGCGGTCGTGGAGGAGGCGGTCAAGCCAACCGCCCGCAAGGCCGCTCCGGCGGCAAGACGGCGCGCACCTGCGCGTGCCGGTCGGTAACCCAACTCAGGAACAGGAAACCAAATGCCCAAGGCCAAATGGGGTGCCGGTGACAACATGCTCACCGCAGCCGACATCGACAACGCGGAGGTCCCGGAGCAGCGCACCCGGTACTCCGGAGAGCTGCCTCCGGCCGGTACCTACCGGTTCACGCTGCAGTCCCTGAAGAAGGGCACCAGCAACGCGGGCAACGACAAGGTGCTGGTGTTCGCGCTCCTGGACGGTGCCTGGAAGCCGAACCACAAGCAGTACAACGGCGCGCCGGTGTTCCACCACCTCGCGCTCACCACCGCGAACGCGCCGCAGGTTCGCAACTTCCTGGATTCGATCGGCGCGACGTCGGCCGATCTGCTGAACGGTTCGATCGTGGACGAGAACGACTACATCACCAAGCTGGGTCGTGTCGGCGATCCGGTCGGTATCCAGGTCTACATCACCGTCCAGCACTCTAAGCCCACCACGGAGTACCCGAACAAGCGGCTGGAGGTCGCGTACGCGGGCTACATCATGGTGGACGACGAGGACGACTCGGCGGACGCTGCCGGACCGGCGGACGGCACGGAGGAGCCGCCTTTCTAGCACCGGCGGCAACGTGATCTGAGGAGGCCGGACCGTGGGGAGCGGTCCGGCCTTCTCTCGTTAGCGGCAGTGTAGGATTGAGCGTAGTCTGAAGGGCAAAGCAATCGAAGGGACCACCATGGCGGACACGCCAACCGTAGTGCCCGTTGATGAGATGACTGATGAGAATCTCATGCGGCACTTGGAAACCCGGCACGCAGACGACTTGCGACTCAAGTTCCAGGCCGCGCCCGGCGAGGACGCACGCACGCTCGCAGCGCCGGATCTTTGGCGAACGTACCACGACACGATGCACCGCCTCTACCCGCGCAAGTATGAGCACTCGCACCGAGGAGCAGCCCGTGGATGAGCAGATCTGGGTCATGACGCGCGTTGGCGACAGCAACGTGGTGGCAGATGCGTTCGCTGTGGAGGACGCAGCGCGTAAGGCAGAGGCCAAGGGTGACTACTCCTGGGGAGTCGAGGCGGTCAAGGTCACACTGCACCGGCCGGACCTCCGGCCGATCTACGGCGGTCCGACGCTGTTGGAGGCGCTGTGGAATGAGATGGACCGCCTCATGGAAGGTCTCATGACTGGCGAGGACGCAGAGGATGAGGGTGACCGCTTCCGCGCGGGTGAGCTGGCCTGGGTCCTCGCGATAGTCAGCAACCCATACAACCCGTCCGTCGATGCGATCCGCGCGGAGACCATGAAGCGCTGGGAGGCGCGAGCGTGAAACTCAGTTGGTTCAATACCAAGGCTGCCGTGCTCGGTTGTGGTCCGGCGGGCATGTTTGCCGCGCATGCGTTGATCCAGAAGGGGTATGACGTCACAATCTACTCCAAGGCGCGCCAGTCGCATATGTACGGTGCGCAGTACCTCCACGCACCGATCGACGGGCTGACGCCGATCGATGAGGAGCCGGTCAAGGTCCGGTATCTATTGGAGGGCACAGCGGACGGCTACCGCGAGAAGGTCTATGGATCGCTGCCCGTCAAGGTGTCGCCTGAGGCGCTCAATATGTCGCATCTTGGATGGGACATCCGCGAGGCATACAACATGGCCTGGCAACTCTACAGCCATACCATCGTGGAAGAGTTGATCTCGCCGGAATGGATGGTTTCCGGGGCGCTCAATCCGTATGGGCTCGTGGTGTCCTCGATTCCGCTGCCGACGCTATGCGCAGCTAGGGACGCGCACGAGTTCCACGCAATCAGCATCTGGGCGATGGGGGATGCTCCGCGACGCGGGCAGTATGCGCCGTTCCGGCCGGAGGCAGACACCGTCCTGTGCGACGGCACGCGCGACCGAGGTTGGTACCGTGCCTCCAACCTCTTCGGGCACGCCACGGTCGAGTGGCCCGGCAACAAGAAGCCTCCGCTGCCCGGTGTCGCTGAGGTGACCAAGCCGATCTACTCCACCTGCGACTGCTACGCGCACGGCAAGTTCAAGTTCGTCAAGGTAGGCCGGTACGGCGTCTGGAGCAAGGGCGTGCTCGCGCACCAGGCCTACACCACAGCGGAGGCGCTGTGAGGTGCGTGCAGATAGTGGTGTGGTATCGCGGCGACGATGAACCGCGCTACTTCCAGGTAATCGCCAATCAGGGCTGGCGGATCGACTCGCACCGACGGCAGCTGGTGATCGGTAAGGGGATGGGCCGGATCATGGTCCCATTCGACAACGTGCTGTACTACAGCGTGGAGGAGTACGATGCGGAGTAACGGACACGGCAAACCCGTTGTCGCGCTTGACATCGACGGCACGCTGGGCGACTACCACACCAACTTCCTCACGTTCGCTCGGCACTACTTCGCGAGCGCGCCAAAGGACTGGGACGCTCCCAACCCAGGGCT